TTATAGGCCGAATAGTAATTTGTTCGGCCTTAACTCTACTTCGATAATCCTATCTTTGACTCTACGCATTAAAGTCGCATGTAAAGCGGTAAGAAAATACCGTTCTTTCTCTCCTGGCCCCCATTCAAATGGAACTCGACCATCAATCACGTCATGGCAATTAGAACAGCAATCTATTGCCCATATATCGTCACTCTTATAGGCTATACCATGTGTAGGACTTGGCAGATGAGCCAGAACAACTGTATCAGGATTAAAATTGCAAACACCAAGGATTTGTATTGAGCACTGCTGGCCTTTCGATGCATTGCGCAGTTTATTACTACGCAATGCCGCTTGCTTGATATTATTCATCATAATGATCTATAAATTACTAGGAATAATAAAATTATTCTCTAGCCAAAAACAGGAAATCCTTCACTAAAGACTCTAAAATAAACACCATAGAGTGTAATTAAGCCGATCAAACCAATACAGTAGATGAGACAAAACTCCCAATTCATAACTCTTTTAACTTTTCTATCGTCAAAACTAAATTGGTTAGCACTATCTGTCATAAACCGATAAAAGTGGTACTCTTTAACCAAAAAAAGCAAAGATACCAGCTGAAAAAAAGAACCTAATATAACATTTATTGATAACAAATTCGCATCAATATAACTACTACCTATTATGATAGCTCCTATTGCAAACCATATAAATGTAACGGAGAAAGATGAATACATTAATATGGTTAATTTTATATTCTGTTTCATTTTTACACTCTTTATCTTTATTGGTATAATGAAACAATATGTATTTGTCGAACGACATGTCTTAGACAAACAAACTTAAACCAATAGCCGAACATTAAGCAGCAATATCATTACCCATTGATTTAAATAAAATTAACTTTCATTTCAATATTATTTCTGGATTGCCACCAACATAAGCAAATTGTTTCATTAAATATATATGGTATATTAAATTTCAATATAATCACATTACATTAAGATTAAAGCTAAACTTTATTTATAACATTAAACAGCTAATACTTTAATATAAAATTATTAATAAAAATTAGATATGAAATTTAGCCAACGTTAAATCTTATTCTGCACATTGAAATATGTTACTCATTTCATATAAACCCTAATAAACAACTGATAGCTTCCTCTACTTGGTCTTCTGAATTAAAAAAATCACTCAGAATATGATTCCACAACACATTAAATGATGAGTTATATAACTCATTAAATTCAACATCATCCATCTTTGCAAAGCTGATACTCTTGGCCTCCCTTCGTGTTGTACCATTTGGTAGAACAACTACATCATAGAAACCAGATTCAATAATCACCCACTTACGATAAGCTTCAAAAGACTTCTCTATCTCCAGTTGAGCCCTATGTTCTGATAAATGTTCAAGGTAGCCACTGGCTATGTCTTGTAAGGTCTGTAGCTCTCCTCCATATTGAGCCAACATCTTCACAAAGCGCATCAATAAACCGCGTTCTGCTGGCGATACTGTACCTCCTTTAGGATCCCAATAATCAAAGCCAAGATTCAGTAGCGCAAAGTATTTTCGATGAAACATAGGATTACGGATAGTTTTAAAATCGCATTCAATGACAGTTCCCACTCGTTTCTTTTCAATGATCGTTTTATCATCGTCAGTAAGCGGAACAAGAGCTCCCCCCAGAGTTTTAACTAATGCAATCTTGGCCATCAGCCTAGCTCCATCTCTTTAGCTTGCATGCCTTGCAATTTGAACTCTCGTTTTTTTACGATTTCAGCAACAATTGTCTTAAATACGTGAACTTCAACGGTGTAATGTTTATCCTTATACTTCACTGAATGCACTATATGTTCCATTCGATCTCCATGTTGCTCAATAGCCAGAACTGCTGCAATGCGTTCTTCGAATGTTGACGCTCCAACAATGCGGACTTCTCGATTCATTTCACACATCCTTTTTATGTAACCATTCATATTCGAGCCAATGAATCGCAATGGTTGAAGTTGATGAACGAATATCTTAATCCCAAAGCATTCTGCATACTCAAGGGCCCGTTGGATAAACACCCCTCGTAAACCAAACTGTTCCCAAGACTTCAAAGTTTGACCACTAGCAGAGCAAAAGATCCCAAATTCTCGTCGTGCTTGAACCGTTGTTTTCGTGTTCTTGTCATGTAGAACAATCAAACGCAATAATGAGTGGTACCCATTTAATGCTAGTTGACGTTTCATTTCTTGAATTTCGCTATTTGAAAACTTAGCCATGAATCATCTCTCCTCTAGCAGCAACTCGCGCAAATACAGATCCTTTTTTAAACGAGCTGGGAGAAACAGAAACTGAATTTCGTTTAATATCAATATCAGTTACAACACTTTGGCGTGGTAATTGAGGTAAATCGCGAAGAAACCCATCTCTTTCAAGAGACTGATATTTGATAAGTAATTTTTTAAACCTCGATAAAGCTTCATATTCGGTTAGCAGATGACGAGTTGGCCAACTAAGCTCATTTCGTGTGAGCTTTTCAGCTAGTGACAACGCAGGCTCATTGCAAAGCATTCGTTTAAATGCATCTTCCCAACTATCAAGATCTTGACACCAGGAGATAAACTTACCTACAGATGGAAAAAAATCAGACTCCTGTTGTCTCGCTCGGGCTAATCCTCTTCGAACTTGTTCCATGGTAGTTATCTCATTTTCTATCATTCCCTTGGCAAAATTGGCTCTTGTTGCCCTAAATTCCTCACTGGTTCTCAAATGATTACGCCAAGCTGGAAATATGGCACAAAGATCTTTGAAAATTGCATTAATGTTTTGCATAGCAAACTCATCGATATGTTTAGCATATTGCGCAACGTATACAGGTCTATGCTTAGTATTTACTGCAATCTTTTCAGTTAGTTCTACGATATTATCCACGATATACTCTCCCAGTTTTGAACTACCAAATACCTAGGTCTTGGCCCCAAGTCGTATCATCAAAATCGGCAAGTGATACAGGCCGATCACCTGGATGAAGATTTGCCACTTTCGCTGATTGCAGATATCCAGCAAACTTACCAGGCTGAAAGAGTGTGCAAGGTCTCAGATACTGAGACATCTTGGCATCACTCCCCCACTCGATTTTCTTATGAGCAATGACTTGGCATAAATCCTCCAAGGTGTAACCATCAGAAATCCGGCCATTGATATAATTCAAATTAGATTTACAGCACTGGAATTTTGAACCAGTGGCTTCGTTCAGGAAGGCAATAACTGTCTTTGCAATTTCCAAGTTTGTGGATTTAGTACTAGCCTTGTCGTGCTTGCTCGACAAAGAGTCTTTTAGATCTGTTGATCGTATATGGTTCGGATCTGTTATACATTGAGTCGGCTCGCCCATTCCAGGCATTGGGCTATCCTGCCCACTGAGTTTAACGACTTCGCCCGAAGGTTTGGGATCTTCTTTTATTTCCTTACTCGCCAGTGATAAAAGCTCTTTTATATCAATAAAATAATGTGTTGTTGGTACTCCATTAGCCTTCTTAAGCTTCGTGTGAATGGCATTACCAAAGTTAGTCGTTAAGTATTTAACAGAACGCTTAACTTGATCGCGGCTCAGTTCCAATTCACCGCCTAATTCCACTTGAGACTTATAAAACCAACCATCAGTCCGACTCGATTTGTTAGACCAAAATACAAGTTGAGCTAAGACAGCTGCATGGTTATAGCTGCCAGAACACATACGAACAAACAGACGAGGAATAGATAAGTTAGCTCCTTGGCCAAGAAGCTCAAATAACAACTTGTGCATTACACATCCTCCATAGATTTGTTTGCTGTCTTGCAAATAACAAAGCATTTTCATGCGTTGGTTCAGTCCCTAACATCAGTAATGACTTTGCAGTTGAAATACTCATACCACGGCGTTTAGCTGCGACACGAGCGACAATATTAATAATGTTTTCGGCTTCGTTAAGATCTGGTGTAAGTACATTAATGCTTTTCATAGTTCTCTCATCCATTCAGGAATTGTCACACCGATACGGGTTAGCTCATGCTTAATCTCTGCAGCAATCACAGGATCATTAATCATCATCTCCCGTACACTAGAAATGGCTAATGTATAAAGAAATTGAGCTTCATTAGTTCCAACGGAACGGGAAACTGAATCAATGACCGCCCTATCTGATTCAGTGAATCGAACTTTAATTTGTTCATCACGGATCAAATTTAGAGGCAAACCTCTCTTGCCTATTCTTCGACGCTCATTGATATCATTAAGCAACTTTTCTTCGAACGGGTTTAGTGGTGTCATTGGTAGTTACCTTTTTTGTCGTTTTAAGGTTGAGGTGAAGGGACTTCCCATCACGTCCATAAAAGTTAGGATTGTACGTATATGGAATGTCATGGCTAAGATGGCATAACAAGGCGATTCGCTCAGGAGTTCTTTTTCTCCAATGGGATGCTCTTTCAACTTGGAATGCTTTAGCTATAGTAGTCTCTGAACCATATACATCTAATAGAATGTCATAAAGTTTGCACGTCATAGATCCCCCTACATAATATGTAATGTTAATTACTATATATTGTAAAGTAAATGACGAAACAAAAATAATTTAATTTTATGCCATTATTAGTAATAAAAATTGCACAGAAGATGGTTATGACACTAGGTGATAGGATTAAAGAAAGACGACAAGCACTAGAGTTAACTCAGGAAGAACTTGCTCAGAAGGTTGCTAAGATTGTAACTGATATGAAATTTAGCCGGGTGTCTCTATCTAATATTGAATTAGGAGTTCAAAATAGCGTAAAGGATAAAGTCTTACTTGCTTTATCGAATTTCTTAAAGTGTACTCCTGAATGGCTTGTTTACGGTACAGGTCCGATTAGCTCAGATAAGAAGAGTGATTCGGTTTCTAATGTCCAAGTCGAGTCGGCTTTAACTCAGCAATGCCCGCTAATTTCATGGGTTCAAGCTGGTGCATTTACTGAAATTAGAGAATATCCAGAATCAGATTATCAGTATTACCCAAGCCCCGTTAAATGTGGAAGTAGAACATTTATTCTACGTGTTCATGGTGACTCAATGATGGATCGCTTCCATGAAGGCGATTTAATTTATGTTGACCCAGATCAGATAGAACCAATTCATGGCAAGTTTGTGATCGCTCAGTTAGAGGATTCTGCAGAAGCAACCTTTAAACAGTTACAAATAGTTGATGGTCAAAAGCTTCTGAAGGCTCTAAATCCTAACTATCCTGCAGACATGAAATATATCAAAATAAATGGTGCCTGCCGCTTAGTTGGTACCGTTGTTGCCCACGTTAAACCAATTTAATTACCTCTCTCGATAAAGGCTCCTTCAATTAAAGATGAAGGAGTCCTCTGCTCATATCCAATAATGTCCTTCCATAGATTCAGAAATTAATCTTACATGCCCACCAATAACAACGCTTACAATAGTCATGATCATTACAAAATATCCCAAGCAAATCACACTTGAAATAAAAATTACGAAATTTAATTGACAAGAAGAAGTAATTAATCCTACATTAATTACATGCGCTGTTATGCCTTTTACGCAATTAATCATGCTCTTTAACAATCTGGATTTTGGTGTTTTAGTCTTGCGCCTCGTTCTAATGGCGCTTCGCTACTCTAGCTGTGTGACTCTGAGTAGTAATAATTAGAACTAGCGTACTAAAGCGGCAGTACGTCAAAAACAATTAAGAGGAAAGAATATTTAACAAAATCACAGGAGAATTGCTGATGAAAAACATACTAAATCAAGTTCCTGAATATGAAAGAAAAGATTTAGAAACCTTTTTAAATAACGGACAAAAATTGATTCTTAGTAATCGTCAATGGTGCAACCTAACAATTTCAGATTTCACAACTTTTTATTTTGAAAGCCATGAAGGAAAACTCGCTGACGCTTTAGTGAAATTCCTTCTAAACGCTAACTGTGAATCGAATAATACTCTTCTGTCTGTTCTAGGCTACCAAGAATTTGCTAAAGATGTCTTATTTGATTTCTTAGAAGCTAATCAGCAAAACATCATCATTGAATTCAATTCACAACGTCAGAACGCAACAGACGAAATACAGCTTGCTGCTGCTGGCTATTAACACACCACATATTCATAAAACGTTCTTACGAGAGCGCTTTGAGAATCTACTGATTAGAGGTACCGACCGATGTTAAACAACCAAGCGACTACCTTTGAGCAGCAATACCCTCTTGTTGCTCAACGAGGACTAGACCAATCAACATGGGGAGCTCTACAAAATAGCGTATTCCCAGGCGCTAAAGAAGAATCCATCTTAATGGCCGTTGATTATTGTTTGTCTCGTCAACTCGATATTCTTCTTAAACCAGTTCACCTTGTACCGATGAGTGTGAAAACACCTCATAAAGATCACCATGGAAAAGATATATATGAATATCGAGATGTCGTCATGCCTGGTATTGGTCTTTATCGAATACAAGCAGATAGAAGTGGTACATATGCAGGTGCAGATGAGCCTGAGTTTGGTCCAATCATAACAATGCAATTAGGTGACGATAAAAGCGTTATGGATTATCAATTTCCAGAATGGTGTAAATACACTGTTTATAAGTTGATTGGCGATCGCATTGTTACCTTTAGCGCTAAAGAATACTGGATAGAAAACTACGCAACAGCCAGTAAATACACATCGACACCTAACGCGATGTGGAAAAAACGTCCTTATGCTCAATTAGCAAAATGTGCAGAGGCACAAGCACTTCGAAAAGCCTGGCCTGATATTGGCCAGGCACCAACAGCTGAAGCAATGGAAGGTAAAGACTTTACCTCTATAGAAAAAGATATCACACCACAAAAGCAACCAGCTCCACAAATTACCTTTTATCCTACTGAAATGTTTGATGCCAACCTTTCAAATTGGCGTAACGCTATTCAGTCAGGAAAACGAACTGCGGAGCAAATTATTTCTCTAGTAGAAAGCAAAGGGGCTTTAACTGAGGGGCAAAAATCTGTGATTTACAAATGTGAACTCAAGGGGGATGAATAATGAAAATCGTTAATGTAAAGCAAGGAACTCAAGCTTGGCTTGAACTAAGAAAGTCCAAGTTCACAGCCAGCGAAGCGCCTGCGGCTATGGGCGAATCTAAATATCAAAGCCGTGACGCCTTGCTGAAGATGAAAGCTACAGGTGAAACACCAGAGGTTAACAGCTATCAGGAAAATATTTTTGCAAAAGGACACGCAGCAGAAGAGGCAGCTCGTCCGCTAGTTGAAAATATCATTGGCGATGAGTTATTCCCTGCGACAGCGATCAGTGATGAATATGACTGGATGTTAGCAAGCTTTGACGGCATTACCATCATGGAAGATGTGGTATTTGAGCATAAATTGTTTAATCATAACTTACATGAGCATGTGCTAAACAATGATCTTGAACCACACTACTACTGGCAGTTAGAGCAACAGCTTTTGGTCTCTGGTGCCAAAAAAGCCATTTTTGTTTGTTCAGATGGTACCAGTGATAACTTTGCCTCTTGTGACTACTATTCTCAACCAGAACGCCGCGCACAGTTAATTGCTGGTTGGCTACAGTTTCAAAAAGATCTAGCCAGCTACAACAGCAAACCAGAGGCTGAAAAGGTCGAAGCTGAACCAATGCGAGACTTACCGGCTATCTGCTACAAGATGGATGGGTTAACTCTTAACTCTAACCTTGATGCATTTAAGCAAGCTGCTACTGAGTTAGTTGAAAAATCAAAATTACCTATCGAGACAGATCAAGACTTTGCTAACGCTGAACAGATGGTGAAAACGTTTAAAATGGCAGAAGACAAGATCAAAGCTTTATCAGAACAAGTGCTTGGTGAAGTACAAGGCATTGATAGTTTTGTAAAAGATTTAAAATTCATCGGAGAGCAGATCCGCCAAGCACGACTCGCGACAGATAAGCAAGTTAAAAACCGCAAAGACCAAATCCGCAAACAAATACTTGCGACAGCAAACAAAAAGATTCAGCAACACACCCTATCTGTGCTCAACGCAATGAAGGGCAAGAAAACAATTCAGTCTCTTCAAGAAGCAGCAGACACAGCCGTTTCTCAAGTGATAGTTGAATTAGACTTGCAGGCCAATAAAGCAAGAAAGAATCTAATTTGTTTGAATCAGAATGCTAAATATAAATTTTTATTTAGTGATTGGAATTCACTTTGCTTTAAAGAGAATGATGATTTTGATGCACTAATCACCTCTCGTATAGCCAAACATAAAGAAGCAGAGAAGCAACGCTTGGAGCAAGAACGTCTTGGCATACAGCAAGAAGAGTCACAGCCTATTGTCCATAAGACTTTAGGAGCAGAATCAACTGAACCATCACCATCAAATTCTAGCTTTAAACTGAATGCTGAAACAACTGCGGCTCTCTCAGGGAAGTTTGTTGCAACCAACAATATTGCATCGAAGACATTGATGGTTCAATTAACTGCAAAAGAAGCCAATTACCTACGTCAACGAGATGCCATCTTAACGGCGTTAGAAAATGCAGGGGTCGATAATTGGGTTGGTTATAGCAACGCCATCGCGACCCTGCAATCTGCCCAAAATGTCGCATAAAGAAGGAACAACTCATGACTGCTAAATTAAAAGGTTATACACCTAAGCAACGAAGTCTCGCCTACGTTATTCGTCACAAAATACTATTGAGATATCCCTGGGCTTACGATGTAACGCAAGCGAACCGACTCAAAGCAGAAATTGAACGAATAACCTCTCCGATGTTCTTCATTAAGTACCAACATCAACTAAACCATGGTTCCATCGCTGAGTCACTCTCCCAATATAATGACGAAAATCACGCCAGAAGAGCTTCTTTTGTACTTCAATGAGCCACCCTATTTAAATAGTGACCCAGACAATAACTATTAGGTCCCTGCTAACACTACTTGTAATACTATATTCTGTTGTATGGGCCTAAGTAACTATCATAAAAATCATTTACGGTACGTTAATTGTGAATGATAAATAGATATTAGGTAATAACCAATGAACACAACAATTTATCATGTAGAACCCAACAAATGGGTTGATGAAAAACTCATTACAGCGCTAACAGGCTTAGCGACTCGACAAATAAAAGAATACCGTTCAATGGCATGGGTTGAAGGTAAACATTATAAAAAAGCCAGTCCGTCAGGCGCTACAGGTCGAAACGCTAAGATCATGTATAACCGAATTGAAATTGATAAATTCTTTGAAAACACTAAACGAGTAGCATGAGTATGTATCCAGAAGGTATTGAAGTTCGTGGTAAATCGATCCGTATAACATTCTATTTTAAAGGAAAACGCTGCCGCGAAACGCTGACTGGATGGGATGTTACACCAAGTAATATTAAAAAAGCTGGCCGCCTTCGTGCGGTCATAGTTTCAGAGATCGCTTGTGGTAAATTTAATTACCTTGAGCGCTTTCCTAATTCTAAAAATACACTTCAAATATCAGTGCAAAACCCACATGTCGATTGCAGCTTAAATGATTTTATTGAGCACTTTCTATTAATTAAATCCGTAGAATTAACCGAGAGTAGCATTATTAGAACTCGTTCAGGTCTGAAAACATGTGCTAAGTTACTTGGAGGAGAGCGGCTCATTAGTAATATTACACATGCTGATATCATGTCAATGCGCCTAAAGTTACTCAACGGTAGTAACTTCTCCCCTTCACCAATTAGACGTACAAGTAATGGTAGATCCGTCAAAACGGTAAATACTTACCTAACGATATGCTCTAGCCTTTTTAAATATGCTTATCGAACAGAAGCAATACACACCAATCCATTTGATGGCGTTAGCCGATTACGTACAGTAAAAACGCCGCCAAACCCACTAGAACATGACGAATTTATACGACTAATTAACCATCCATCAATTCGCGCACAAGATGTAAACCTATGGACAGTAGCAGTATATACAGGACTTCGTCACGGAGAACTCAGCGCTCTTGCATGGGAAGATATTGATCTAGTCAAACGAACTATCACAGTTAAGCGTACAGCCACACAGCAGAAACGCTTTCGAGTTCCTAAAACTGAATCAGGTGAAAGAACAATCAACCTATTAGCTCCTGCGTATGAGGCATTAGTACGACAAAAAGCTTGTACCTTTTTATATCCATCAATAGCAGTGGAAGTTGAATCAAGACAAAAAAGAAATCATATCCAGGAACAATGCACTTGGGTATTTAGAATGACAAGTTACTCAGCTGAAGCAAAGGGCAACATATCAACTAAAGTCATCAGTAATATGTGGAGAAAGTGTACAAAATTAGCAGGAATAGCATACAGGAACCCATATCAAACACGACATACTTATGCATGTTGGTTGTTAAATAGCGGAGCAAATCCTGCTTTTATTGCCTCTCAAATGGGACATTCAGACATGTCCATGGTTATCTCTGTTTATGGTGCCTGGATGCCAAGTAACAACGAATCAGAGATAGCCAAAATAGAACGTCAGTTAAACTGCATCGCCCCATCTGCGCCCCATCAGAAAAAGACAACCTAA